AGTCATTGTTATCTTACTCTCTGTAATACTAAATCTAATTCTTGTGGACTCGGATCATTATGAATAGTGAACATCATTGTTACGTTTAGATCGTGGTTAACTTCTGATACTAGTATCTCTGTTATTTTAGCTCTGGGTTCAAAACTACTTATTAGTGATCTTATGTTATCCTTCAAAACAATATTATCCTGTGTTGACAATTCAAATAACATACCTCTAAGATTTAGTCCTAGACTAGGTTTGAACGGTCTTTCATACAGGTTTGTCTGTATTAAATTTCTTACTGATCTCTTAATAGCTAGAATATCTGATTTGACAACAGTATCTCCTGTTTGAGGATGCAGTGTCATATTGATATCGATATCAGTAAACCACCTTCGTGATACTCTACTTGATTTATTTTTACTATTAAATTGAGCCATACTACTATTTATGTCGTTGGTAAAGCCGAAACGGCTGTGTTCTTAACTTCTGTGATATGGTCTGAAAAACTCAAATCAATACTCTTTGGAAATCCTATTAATCCTAGAAAAGTACAAAAATCACAACCTATCCATTGTGTTAATGCACCTAGACCTATAGCATCAAAGAAAGATGTTACTGTTTCCATCCATTTTCTAAGTAAATAGAATTGCCAGTTATCTTTAAACCGTCCGATTTCTTCGCATATTCGTTTCTTCTTTAACGCTAAACATTCAACAGGATCTTCAATAGGCCCACCAATTATACTCATTATATCAAAACCTGCTATTGATAGACCTTCTAGACCTTCAATCATCGCACCACCCATTTTGTCAAAGGCTTCGGCCTTAGCTTCTGTTAAAGCAGTACCTGATAATTCTCCTAGGTCTAAAGATTCTATCTCGGCTGCAAACTTTGCTTTCTCAGCGTCTACAATAGCCGCTATCATAGCTCCTACATCTAAACTTAATGGAATTGGTAATTCTGGTAATCCTAATAAATCCCATATTGTATCAAACATACCTATCAAACCAGAAAATGCGTCAAACAATAACCCCACTCCAAGACCACTCATCTTAGATTCAATATATGCTATAAGTGCTTGACCCTTTAGTTCTGAAATTTCGAATCCTTCTTCTCCTCCAAACGACTGCCATTCTGGTGGAAGTAATTTATACAATGGATCTATAATACCACCTTTCAATTCATTCACTTTATCCATGTAAGCGGTTGTTCCTAATGCTACCGGATCGAGCTTCGATATCAAAGCTTTAATGTCAGGACCATTTCCTGTGAGTTCCGCTACTAGTTTAGATTTATAATCAGTATCAGTAACAAATTTAATTATATCAATTTTAATTCCAAGTGGAGGAACTGGTACTTCAATATCTATCGGTAGAACAGAAGTTATAATTTCTATTAGTTTAACTTGAAGAAAGATAGGAAATTTCTGAAATAATTTATCTATACCAATCTCAGCTCTTAGATCAGGCCAGTCAATACTTTCAAAAGTAGGAGCATCTATTACGTCTAACATAGTTTCTACTACTTCTTCTAATTTTTCAACCTCTTTTAACAAACCATCAATCTCATCTTGAGTCATGGTAGCGGCTTGAACTTCAAGCATAGCCATTAACTTAGCTGGCATGGCGGCTATCTGTTTAATCATGTTCTTCATGTCTGCCGGAGATGGCAGCATTACTGCTGGACACTCCAGAGGTGGAATTTCAACTACTGCGACTTCTGAACTCATTATTGTATCTTAACCTTTCCAACTGCTTTTAGTATGATATCTTTTAAAGCTATCACTTTTAATGATGCTGATGCTAGGAGGTTTACGTCCTGCTGGGCCACAATATGCACATCCTTACCCGCGATGATTGATGCAGACCCTTCTGTTGTAACCATACAATCTCCCTCAACATTAACCTTTACTTCTCCAGAAATTATAACTGTATCATCTCCCAATACAACTGTGTACTTGTCGCGTCTAACTACATTATTATAATCACCTTTTTCACCTATCTCAATTCTAGTACCTGATCTGTGCATCAGATGAATTCTTTCTTTGTCAGGTGTATCATCAAGTTCTATAATATGTCCAGATTCAGTTTCATGAACATGATTGAACGGATATACAGGATCAAAGATAGGCCTCCTTTTAGGTTCACCATTAAAAATCTCAAGTTTTGGATATGCACCATTTATGTCATCTTTCAATGGTAAAGAATTAATACCCTTTGCTAAATGGTTAACACTAGATGATTTTAAATATTCTTCTTTAGGATATACTTCAGCGTCTTTACCTAGTCTACTAGGTGACTTGTCTAAAGCTAAAGTTAATCCGTACCCTCTGTTGATATGTTTAGGTGAAGGACCATCTGGTGTACCTTTATAAGAGGATTCACTAGCTAATCTTGGATCATTGAATCCGTCTTCTGTTGATCTTAGTATCTGTTGAAAATTTCTTGTACCCTCATCATCAACACTCTCATCTATTCTATAGTATTCTTGTGGTATGCCTATGAATGATCCTATGATTACAGGATCTTGCATGTTTAAATTATCTCGATAAAATCCCATTACAGTAGAACCTTCTACAAGACCGTGTGTTGTTGTACCAAGTCCTGATAGAGATGGTGATGTTGTCGGCATCATGACTTCTGCCCACGGGAGATCAGCTGTAGCTATCAGTTGTTTATCGTGTGAATGTCCACCGTAAATTCTGACCCTAACTCTATTTAAAAATAATGGATCATTTCTATCTTCGATTACACCCGTGAACCACATGAATCCGGCTTTGCCTTGATATTGTATCATGATTTTTCTACATCTCCATATTCAATCTTTGTTGTTTCAATATTACTATTAACAGAATCTTTCATACATCTTATACTAAGATTACATTCTTTCGGAGTTAAGTTCCACATGATGTCTGTAATTAAATGTTGACCACTATAAAATACAGGTTCTTGATGTTCTTCTCCAGGTCTTATAGCTGGAAGGTTTAAATTAATTAATTGTCCAACTGAGATATCTGTTCTAGCAGATAACGTGACATTGATTGAATAATATTCTAATAATTGTTTTGAAGCTGTTCTAAATTGACTAGAACCTAAATGTGTCATGTGATCAGCATGATGAATATCATTAATATCATCAAACTTAAAAGCTGAATCACTAGTTAAGATATGATAAGCGGCCGCGTGTGAACCAATTGGTTTTTCTTCTGTTACTCCTTCAATCGGTGGATCTTCTCCGTCATGAGACTCACCACCTATATGTGTCATTTCGGGTGAAGTCCGAACAAATGGATGAGTGGCTACTGAGCTTTCACTACTAAAATGTTTTTCTAAGAAGTTATATGTTTTATCAACATAAAATTGATATGTATTATTAATTGTTGTTTGAGTTGATGCGAAAAGTCCTTCCATAATACCTTTCATTACATCTGATTGTGTTTCAACCTTGTATGCTAATATCCTTCTACTCATTCCAACTTCGGTAGCGTCAGAACCTGTCTTATCTGCAGGTTGATCTTTACCTTCATTGGCATTGGCCTCAATATATACAAATTCTCTACCACCTGCATAGTTATTTTCCATCATTGCTGCTAATGATTGAATCCTGTATCCACCATTAGCTGTTTGATAGAAGAAGAATGAATCTTGTAATCCACTTGTTGAATCTGTGCCTTGAGCATTCTTACATAACCAATTCATAGTGTAGCCTACTGTCCAGTTTGGAATAATAACTTGATAATTATCACCTTGAGAAGCTTCTCTAACTTCAAAATGAGGTACAAGTTTACCTGTCTCTGTACTACTAATGTTTAAATGATCTTTAGCTATCTTGGCTGCTATGTCTGTCATTGAACCACGGAAGGCTTGACTTACTCTTTTTCTTTTTGAAGTTATCATCTCTGGAGAACAGAAAAGAAGTTTATAGCCTTGAGATGAAGCGTCAATTCTAGTGACTGCTTCTATTTTATATATTCTAAATAGTTGATCAATACTATCGTCAATATGAGTTTCGTCTTGTTGTCCAGCAGGTTGACTAAATTTTATTCTAATAGATTCTTGACCGAACAATTTATAGTTTTCTAAAAAGTTTACTGCATCAATTAAAATAATCTCACCCAATAAATAACTTCTACTGATAGACTCATAAATATTACATTCTATCATCAGAGCCTTTATATCGGCAGTGTCACCTTCATTGTTGACAATGGTTAATATATCTAAGTTGTAACTCTTAGGACTTGAAGAATCAGCGGCCATAATTAATCTCGTACTATATCAATAAATTCTTT